GCCTATAACGCAGTCGCTGCAATCGCGGCAGGACTTGGCGCAGTCGGAGGAAAGGGCGCACCGGTCGCCGGAGCCAAAACCTCTAAACTACCATCTCTACTGCCGGCCGTTGGAGTTGCCGGAACTGTTGCCGCCGTTCTTGCGTTAGGCGGAGACACGCAAAAGGGAACAAAAGCACCTCTAACACCGACCAGTAAGACGGCACCGTCTTGGACTGGTGGCACAAACTTGCTAACTCCTAAAACTACTTCGTCAGGTATTACTATCAACGTGAACCAAGCCGTTACAGCTAAAACAATCGTTGACACAGTATCGGCTTACTCAAAGTCCACAGGCACATCTCTAAGTAGTTTGCTCCGCTAATGCCTACGATTCCGAACTTTGACATTGCCCAACACCTAAAGGTCGAGATGTTTCTGCCATACGAGGCAGACAACTTGTTCCTTATCGGTCTGTCTTTGCTCGGTGGGGATGATGTTTTAGGTATTGGCAAAGGCGCGTTTATTATAGGTGAGTCGCTGATTGGCGGAACTGATTTGCTTAGTGACGGAACGGTCTCTTATTTTGCCTGGCAACAGTTCGAGGCTGACACTGTCAAGGTTGACACTTCTCTCGGTGGCAGTATCCAGTCTTCTCTCTACTTCCAACCAGAAGCAGGCGAGGCAAACATCGTTTTACAGACTTTCGACTACGACCCAAGCGTAAACAAGTCGGTCAGACCAGGTGCGAGAATCCGTGTAGTCGCCACAGACGACCTTGTAGGAAGTCACCTGTTCAACGGCTTCATTGACACCATTGACGTCACCTACGGGTCGCAGGGCAACGACTGGAACACCATAAACATCAAAGCCTACGATCTACACAAGCGAATCATGAACACCCGTGTCGACGATTACGACACAACAGGTTTTCACGGTGGCAATCACGCAACACCGTTGGAGGCAATCACGACAGCCGTCGAAACAGCTGGCTACACCATGTCGTCTGACTCGGTTGCCCTGAATCACAAAATGCCTACCGTTCACGAGACTGACGTCATCATCAACAAGTTCATAAACGACGCTTTAGAGACTGGTCTGGGCGTTATGTGGATTGACCCGAAGAGTGAAGAAGTGACTGTCATTCCGCGCCCTACTATCGTGACGACTGCCCCAGACGGCACGTACACTATCGGCAATAACCACGGCGACCCGTATCACCTATGTATGTCTGACATTCGAGTTCGCGCAGACTCGGACGTAGTATTCAATTCTTTGCGTGTGGCAAACAAAAACAACGAAGCAGAATACGTTGTCAAAACAAATCAGGACAGCATTGACCTTTATGGAATCTTTGCGCTTGACGTATCAATCAACACCACCCCTGACGGGCAGCTAGTGAAATGGGCGGACGAAGTGTTTGCCCAGTCCCCAACCAAACTGGTCAACGAGGTTTCTACGCCTGCCGTTGACCGCACTGGCACCCTGACCAACGCGGCGTTCTTTACTCCTGGCAACCTTGTCGGCGTGAAGTATGCCCGCACCCCGCTAAACATTGACGACTATTACACGATTACGAAAGTAAGTCACTCCATAGACGTTGACAACTGGACTACTACACTAGAACTATGGAAAGAGTTTTAAATCATGCCTAGAAAGAACTTTCTAAACGGCTATCCGCTACCTGCCAGCGACATCAACACTTATCTCATGGATCAGAGTGTTATGACGTTTGCGTCTGCTACGGCTCGCACGTCTGCTATTGCTACCCCAAGCGAGGGTATGCTCACTTACTTGGAGGACACTAACGTCTTTCAGTATTACACCGGTTCGGCTTGGGCTGACCTGGTGCCTACGATTCCAGCGCAAGAACAGTCGATAAGCGACAAGACCGCCGACTATTCAATCGTGGCTGGCGACGCTTACAAGCTGATCCGGTCTACTAACAGCGCAATGACTATTACCATTGATAACGTGCTCACCGTGGGCCAGCGTATCGACTTTGCGCAATTCGGAACCGGTCAGGTCACTTTTGCAGCTGGGTCAGGTGTTACTTTGAACAGCGCTGACAGCCTAGTAAAAACTGCCAAGCGTTACGCGGGCGTAAGTGTTGAGTGCGTGGCTTCTGGAGTTTACTGGCTAGTTGGTAACCTAGGTTAATCATGTTGCTACCTTTGGGAATACTTGCCTCGTCTGGTGGAGCCGCTGCTTCAGACTTTCAGTTAATCAGCAGCCAGGTTCTAGCATCAACTGCGACATCGGTCACTTTCTCATCTATCCCTAGCACATTCCGCCACCTACAAATCCGTGTCACCTATCACCAAAACACTAGCGGCTATCTTTTCTTCACAGCCAATAACCATTCCGCGGCTGGCTCAACCTCTGGGCATTATCTAATCGGCAATGGATCAACTGTTGTTTCAGATGGTCATATTAACTGGCCTGGGTATTTCTTCAACGGTGACACTGGAGCGACCGACGCTGATGGCTCAAGTGTTTTCACCGCTGCTATCATTGACGCGCTAGACTATTCGCAGACTACAAAAGCGAAAACTTATCGAAGTCTTTGGGGTCAGGCCGTTTCGGGTAATAACAATGTTGTATTGACTTCGGGCCGTGATGCCTCAACTGAAGCAGTCGACACAATTAAATTGTGGACTGGTGGCGCTCAACTTTTTGCAGTCGGTTCGCGCTTCTCGCTTTACGGATGGAACTAAATGCCTAACGGAATGACAGCACTTGCGACTTTGACGCTGGGTTCGACAGCATCCACCGTGACCTTCTCAAGCATTGTTGGCACATATAAAGACCTTGTTCTAATTGTCGAAGCAACTAACTCTTCGGCTAACACCAACCTGAGAGTCCAATACAACGGCGACACTGCAACGAACTACTCTTATGTAGCAATGGAAGGTTACGGCAATTCTTATTCTTCCTCCCAAAATGCTACTGTCGATTATGCACTATCTGGTGTAAATAGCAACACTCTCAAATCGCATATGAGAATCAACATAATGGATTATTCGGCAACTGATAAACATAAAACTAGCCTTATCCGATACAACAAACCGGACACATCATACGAAGGAATTGTTGGCGTAATCAGCAACCGCTGGTCAAGCACTTCAGCCATTACAACCATTCTTGTTTATCCTGGTTCTAGCACCTTTGCTTCCGGTTCAACTTTTACCCTTTACGGAGTGAGCGCATAAATGGCTATAACTAAAATTGCTCAGGTTGATGTTGGTTCGGGAGGCGCTTCTAGCATCTCATTTTCATCAATCCCTGCAACATATACTGATCTTCAAATTTTGTTGAGTTGTAAAACCACTAATGCTGGCAACGGCATTATCCTTTTGAACATCAACAGCATAACTAGTTCGACATACACCACAGAACAGCTGCGCGGTGAAAGCGGTGTCAGCGCAATCTACCAAGGTGGCTGGGGATTAAATACAAGCACAGTTCTAGGTTTGACAGGTGGCACAAATGTTACAGCAAACACCTTTGCTAGTTTCAATATTTACATTCCAAACTATGCCGTCAATTCAACAAAATACTTTTCTTCAGAGTATGCAAAAGAATCCAATGATATAACTCTTTATGAGAATGGCATTTCAACTGGCAATCAAACAAGTTCGGCGATTATCAGCAGCATTCAACTAACTGCTTTTACGGTCAACTTTGCGCAATATTCTTCAGCGACTCTTTATGGCATCTCTAAATCTGGCGCAACTGGCGCTTCCGTATCCTAAGAAAGGCAACACCATGGCAAACCCAACTCGCATCGAAGTTGACTGCTCAACCGGCATCGCAACCGAAATTGAACTAACTGATGCTGAGGTGGCTGAACTGGCTGCCCAGGCTGAACTCGCAGCTCAGGCACAGTCAGAGCGCGAATCAGCTGAAGCCGAAGCGCAAGCGATCAAGGCAAGCGCACACGCTAAACTCGCCGCACTCGGTCTAACGGCCGAAGAAATCACCGCACTAGGCTAATCACATGAGCGCGGAACGCCCAACCCAGTCCGACTTGCTTATGCGTATTGTCGAGGACATCGCTGAAATAAAGGCGACTGTCAAGAACTACGCTGAGTTGGAGCGACGCGTTCGCAAGATAGAAGGTTACGCCATGTTGCTGGGCGTTATCACCGCAGCCATGACGGCCACAATCATCGCACTAATCAACAAAGCAATCGGGGCATAATGACTACTTATCACGAACCAATCAAGGGTGCCGGGGCTGAACGCCGCGACGAACTAGGAAACACTGCGCCATACCGTAAACACCCACACCGCGGAAGCGACTGGGGTTTTACCACTGGTTCAGCAGGTAAGCCTGTATACGCGATCACTAGCGCAACCGTTGTCAAGAACTATTTCGACGAGGCATTGGGCTGGACTGTCATTACTAAGAACGGTGGCGACGATAACTTTATCGAATACAACCACCTTCAGGAACAGTCACCTTTAGCCAGGGGAACTCGTATCGTCGGCGGAGAGACTGTCATTGGCAAGATTGGTTGTACTGGCACGGCGTTGTCTGCGTCTGGAGCGAACCACCTACACGCCAGCTGCGCACCTGCTCCAGTCCCACACGCGGCGAGCGCGGCAATCCTAAAGGACTTGTTCAAACTTATTGGCGACTTGCCTAAGCCTGTCAAGAAGCCTGCGGTAAAGAAAGCACCGGCCAAGAAGTGAAGTTTCTAAAGCGTATCCCGAAGCGTTACAAGCGTGTAGCTGCGTTCACTCTTGGAGCGGGTATTGCGTTCCTCGGTGCCGGCTCTATCTACGGGTATACGGCACTCGACAGCGCACTCTTCGGTGCTACGGGTGCCGTGCTCGGTCTTGTTATGGCGTTGTCTTTCAACTACGCGGGCAAGGGGCTTGTTGACGATAAGGACTTCGACTCAGCCATGTCGGAGGCAATCTCCAGCGTGTCGAGCAAGACCAAGAAAGACAAAGAGTCGTAGGTCGCCTATAGTGTAATCACCATGATTACACAGACAACAGGGGCAACCCTTACCGGCTATTACGAACCAGATTCACCTGAGTGGCATGAAGCACGCAAGGGAATCTCGGGCTCAGACATTGGGGCTATTCTTGGTGTCTCACCATTTAAATCGACTTACACACTTTGGGCTGAGAAGCGCGGACTGGTCAGCGATCAAATTGAACCGTCAATTCCTATGCGTATGGGCACATTGTTTGAACCTGCTATCCGGCAGCTCTTTTCCGAACAACACCCAACGTTCGAGGTCTTAGAGACCGGAACCTGGACAAGCCACATCAACCCAACCTGGAAAGCAAATCCTGACGGTCTTATCCGCTACCTGGACGGCGACTTGGGGATCCTTGAGATAAAGCACACGTCGCAATACTGGAGCGAACTACCACGCACCTACTTTGAGCAGGTTCACTGGTATCTGGACGTTCTTGCCCTACCGTTTGCGATAGTTGCAGCGGTCACAGGTGGACGCTACACCGAGTTTACGGTCGAATACGATAAAGAATACGCCCAACAAGTTCGGGAGCGTGTAGCAGGCTTTCAGCGTCTAGTCTACACAAACACCGAACCCGACTGGGACGGTTCCACATCAACCTATGAGACCGTTCGTACGCTTTCACCTGGACTAACCGACGGCGAAACCGAACTAGGTCACCTTTGGGTGAACCTATCCAACGCAAAACAGAACTACGAGGAAGCAGAAACCCTGTTCAACTCGTTCAAGACTGCCACCTTGGCGCAAATGAATGGCGTCAAGGTTGGCACTTACAACGGCCAGCCGGTCGTTGCGCTCCAAGCACGAAACGGAAAACCGTTTCTAACATTCAAATAGAAAGACACAGACATGGCCTACTTTGACCTATCCCAGTACCAAACCGTTCAAGACCGAATTGAAATCTTTCGTCAGCTGCACCCACGCGGCAGAATCGTGAACGAGATCGTACTAATCAACGAAAAAGAAGTTGTAATCAAATCGTCTGTTTACTTGGCAGATGAGACTCAGCCGGTCGCGGTCGACTTTGCGCAAGAACTTGTGAGCACTAAGGGCGTCAACGCTACGTCTTGGGTTGAGAACTGTAGCACTTCGGCGGCTGGCCGTGCACTTGCTCTACTTGGTGGAGACATGAGCCCAAAGGGTAAGAAGCCTAGCCGTGAGGAGATGAGCAAAGTTGAAAGCAACACGCCAAAAGTTGCTCGGGACTTTCTGAACGAAGCGAGAACGCTTAAGGGTGACGTTGCTGCGCTTCGGATCATCTACACCGACGCTAAGAAAGCCAACGCAGACGTGAACGTGCTCAAGGCTATTGAGAACTTTGCAACGGACGCTGCTAAAGCCGTATAAAGTGAAAGGGGTTCACCCGACACAGAACGAGTGAACCCCGCCGCAACCAAGGCGGCACCCCAACCACTATTAGGGGCAAGACCAATCTTACAGGTCTCTCCAGAAAGACACAGAATGAAAGACGAACCGCTGGACTTATTCGTCCAATTAGAAGCAGCTGCAGAAGCGAAGAAACAGGCAGAAGTCGAAGCACACCGCCAGCCACAGCAATGCTCCCATTGTGGAGACTGGTCACCTAACTCTTATCTGCTCAGTATCAATCACGCGCCAATTTTCAACGGTTGGTGCGGGAGACGTTTCTGGGCAACCAAGCGTAAGAACGCGGACGATTTAGCCTGGCTTGAAGAACACTGTTTTGAAGTAGTCGACCCTTGGTCGGTGCAAGCATGAGTCTAGAAGCCGTATCGGCCGTTCTCAAGCACTCGAAAGCCAAAGGGGCAACCAAGTTAGTGTTGCTGGGTATTGCCTGGCATTACTCAGACGACGCCGAACAGGGAGCGTGGCCGTCTCAAGACACCCTGGCAAAGTATGCCAATACTTCAACTCGTCAAGTTCGCCGGGCACTAGCTGAACTAGTCGAACTTGAAGAACTTGAGTATCGGGCTCATGACGGCAGAGGGTATAGACCAGATCGTAGAACGTCCCGTTTCTTTATCCTTTTGGACTGTCCAAAGACCTGCGACGGGACTCTTGGACATAACGAGATAGCGGACATTTATGGTCGACCGATAGGACATTTAAGGTCGAACGACCGGACATTTATGGTCGAACGACCGGACACCCACGTCCGCTTAAAAGTAATTAATAATTAAGTTAAACAACAAGAATCACTAGATAGGAAAAAAATGCCAGTAATCAAAGTAAACGGAACCGTTTCAAGCGTCACCGATTCGCAGTATCAGATCGTCAAGTTTTGGGAAACTTACGACTTCAAGGGTCAGGAGCGGCACCGTATCTGGACAGCCTGGTTCAGCAACAACTTGCCAGCCGGTCTAGCGGAAGGCGATTGGATTGAACTAGAGGGCACCTTGTCGACAAAGGTAAGCACTTACACCCCGAAAGACGCGACCGAAGCCAAGGCAATCGTGGAACACTCGTTGAACGACGTAACAGTTTCCCAGCTGAAGCCTAAGAACGCTACAAACTCTGCTCCAATCGTCTCGGACGACACCCCGTTCTAATGCTCGAACTATTTATAGCGGGCGTACCCCGTCCACAAGGCTCTAAGAACGCCTACAGGCGAGGTACGCGCGTTGTAATGGTTGAAGCAAACAAACACTTGCCCGAATGGCGTCAAGCCGTCTACGAGGCTCTCAAGGCGTCAGGCGTAAAGTTTGAGGGTGCCGTAACTGTAATGGCAACGTTTTACATTCCCCGACCAAAAACCAACAAACGCCTATACGCGACCACTAAACCCGACGTGGACAAACTACAAAGAGCAATCGGCGACTGCCTAACCAAAGCAGGCACAATCGTAGACGACTCATACATAGTCACCTGGAACGCAGCTAAAGCCTATGACGACGGCGTAATCCCAGGTGTTCGACTAATCATTGAAGGTTGCGACACGCCGTAACTTGACATTATGGGCGACGCCCCAAACAATAGAACTACCACACACAGAAAGGCACCAAATGAAAAACCTAAAAGCACCCCTAGCAGTATTCGCAATCGGCACCGCGCTAGCAATCTACGGCGGAGAACCCGGAGCAATTATCTTTGCTGCCATCTTCGCCTCACTCGGTTACATGATTAACAAGGCGGACAACGCCTAATGATTGCCGCACTCGTTCAACAAGCACGCTACGACCACGCAATCTACCGTCAAGCAGTCAGAGACAACAAGCCGCTATCAGTAATCCTGCACTGGGCAAAAGAAATGCGCGAAAGCGAAGAGGCCCTGGCTTAAGCAACCAAATGGTCTAAAACCAAACTAATCGACGTAATCACGAACGGAGCAGAGTACTAATGCCACACGCACGCGTAACCGACCCAATCACCTCACACGAAGCAGCTGCACGAGTCGACCCGGACAAACTAACTCAAACGCAAGAAATCATCGTCAAACTACTCGACGAAGGCATGACAGACGAAGAACTAGTCAACGCCTACCAGGCATACTGCCGCATGAGCGGAATCAGCAACATCTCCAGCCCGTCAGGAATCAGATCAAGACGCAACGAGTTGTACCGCGCTCGCCGCGTAGAAGCAATCGCCTACGGCAAAAGCACATCAGGCAGGAGAAGCATTGTATGGCAATCCGTAAAACCTGCGTAAAAATCGGCTGCGCCAACTTAGTTCAATACTCACGCCACGGCGTCTGCGCCTGGCACTACAAAGAACTAATGGGCACATACCCACAACGCAAACAACGCAAAACCCCACACACAAAGCCAGCCGGTGACAAAACCGAATGGGAATGGATTAAGGAGCACCTAGGGCTATGAGCACACCAATCGGCAACAACCTACAAGCACTATTTGAAGACGTAAGACAAAACGCCTACAAACGCGGACACCTGGCAGCACGCCTCGAAATACTCAGAGCAATCGAACACATAGCCACAGAACAACGAACAGCAAAGCAAGCACTAACGCAACTACTACAGCTACTAAACGAAATAGAAACACCTGCACAAGAACCAAAGAAAGAGACCCGGGGACGCAAACCAAAGGCCAAGAGTGTCTGAGTGGCACGCCTCCGCAGAATGGGGGAGGGCTAGGGCATACGCTAAGACAATACTCGAACCAATCTGTTCGTTCTGTAACAAAGACTTAGAAGGTTCAGACTGGACAATCGACCACATAAACCCACCGCTAGGTGACACACCCAACCACAACATTGAAAACCTGCAGTCAGCCTGTCGAGCATGCAACAGCCAAAAGAAAGACAGAACGCTAAAACGAATCGCCTGGCAAAATCCGCGCTTCAAATGAAATC